TACGAACACTTGTTTGATTGCATATTTTTGTACATACTGTGTACTGTGTACAATTTTCTGCACCTATATTCATATTTTTGTACCTCTGCTTGTGTATTACTTTTCGTACAATTTTGGTCTTACATATACCTGGATCCGTTTAATTATCATCAACTAACAATTAAGTCCCACTTATCGGACTTATTTCTTTGTGGGGTGCGCTGCAGCAAGCACATACCGCAGCGCATGAGAGTTAAGTTGTGGGAGCTTGTCCGCTAACTTTGTGTGGATCCATGCCAGGCCAGTTAGTTTAGGCCCGGCATAGATCTGCAAGGAGAATTCTATTCAACTGGCAGGGAATCCACACATGTACATTATAAAACACATTTACATTTTATTCAATGTATGTATATAAGTACATATGGTATACTTATTTTCTTCGTGACATTTCACAAACACTAATGTATCATTATTAGTGCAGGAAGGGGTGAAGATATGAATTGAGAAAACGACAATTTAAAAAGCAGCAGAAAAAATTACTGGCGCAGCAGGCAGGAAAAAGCACACAGAAGATCCGGAGTACAGACAGCTTTAAACGTGCAGCTGAACAGTATCAAAAGCTACCACAATACGTTAGGTCTAAAGGTGTCGCATACCTGGCGGACTATATCGAGTATAAGAAGTTAGCACGCAAGGCCGATGCCAGGCTCAGAGCAATAGAAAAGTACTCTGAACAGAAATACTATAAAGGCATCGAACGTTATGCCTACGCGCGTGCGATCCGTGATGTTGAATTGTGGTCAGGATCCGGAAAGAAAAGATTTGACACAAAACCACCTGACAGTTTGCAGGGGATACGTGCAAAGATAAATGATATTAAGACTTTCTTAGAGTCGCCAACGTCCACAAAAGCAGGAGTGACTGATATATACAAGAAAAGAGCTGACGCTATTAATGAAAGATATGGTACTGATCTGACATGGCAACAGATAGCAGATTATTATACCAGTGCGGCACACGAAAAAGCTGCTGAGATGTATGGATCTAAGACGGAACTTCTTGTATTTGCGTCTGAAGTCAGTAAAGTTGACGTTGATAAGATCAACAGTACATTAAAGCGTAACTACGCTAATATTGAATACGTCAGAGAGAATCTAAAGAAAAAAGGCTGGAAAGTTAACACACGGTAAGACATGAAAAAAGATTTACAAAGATATAGATATATCAATTCTATAGAATACCGGATGTTGTACTTTGATCAGTTTGATTATTCGATCTTAGGCGAGATCGGTTATAAAAAATCACGATCAAAGCACACCGGAACTATCAACAACATCATTATAATGGCTGACACGGAAACTAGCAAGAAACATAAGTCAAAAGAGGGTGAATATAACGCTAATCATGTTGTTGCATGGACAATATCCCTGCATGCTGAGCGTCACAACATAGTAACTCTTTACGGGTCAAAGCCTTCTGACATGATAAGATGCTTAACATGGATCCAGGATAACTTGGAAGGTGATGAGACACTTATTTTCTTCCATAACCTGTCATATGACTGGCAGTTTCTGCGACTGTTTTGTTTTAAACACTGGGGTATCCCGGTTAAGCAACTAAATACAAAGTCACATTATCCGGTACGTATCCAGTTTGAAAATGGTCTGATCTTCCGGGACTCTCTTATCATGGCCCAACGAAAACTTGAAAAATGGGCATCAGATCTATGTGTTGATCACCAAAAAGCAGTTGGAAAATGGGATTATGATAAATTTAGAAATCAGGATGAACCATTTACAGCCAACGAACTGGAATATATCGAGTATGATACATTAGCAGGTGTTGAATGCCTGCAGGTAATGTGTGATAAACTCGATTGTCGGATTTTTGAGCTGCCCTATACAGCTACCGGAATTGTACGCAGGGAGTGTATCGCGTCAGGTAAGAAAAATAATGCGCGGCGAACGTTCAAAAGTATTGTGCCACCGTATTACATCCAGGAAATGCTGGAGAAGGTCTTTCACGGCGGCTACACTCATGCAAACAGGTCTGTTATCGGCTACAGACTAAAAGACGTTGACTGCTACGACTTTGTAAGCAGTTACCTTTATGTAATGCTTGCATGTAAATTTCCTATGGAAAAGTTTGGCGAACTGCCTATAGATGACATCAATCACATACTTGATACTGCTGATGATCACGCCTATATCATCAAACTGGCCATGCACAACGTAGAACTTAAAAAAGATGTACCTATGCCCGTACTGCAGTTTAGCAAGACATTAAAAAGACTTAATACTGTATGTGATAACGGCAGGATCCTGAAGGCTGAATATCTCGAAATCTATCTGACTGAGATAGATTTAAAACTGATCGTTGAGCAATATAAATTTGATTACCGGATAGAGCTGTGTTATACAGCAATCAAGGACTATCTTCCACGCTGGTTTACAGACTTTATTTATTCGAAATTCGAAGCCAAGTGCAGGTTGAAGCATAACCCTGATAAGGCGTTGTACAGCCTTGCAAAAGGCAACGCAAACAGCTGCTATGGTATGACGGTTCAGAGGCCTGTTGATGATGACATCGACGAAATATATGATTATGGCGAAATGATGGAAGAAGGCCACGCATATATCATGCAGGCCGTTGAGGATCCGGAGGAGCGTTATCAACAAAAATATGTTGATAACATGAATAAGATACTGCCCTATCAGTGGGGCGTATGGGTGACTGCATATGCAATGGAAAACGTACACAAGTTAGGTTCTATGTTTGATCACTGGTACTACTCAGATACGGACTCAGTATACGGATCCGGTGCCCATCTTGACGAGATCAAAGCATATAATGATCACTGTATTAAGGCCCTGCATGATAATGGCTATGAACCTGTAGAAGTTAATGGAGAGTATTTCTATCTAGGCATAGCAGAGCATAAGCCGTTAGAGGATGAATACAGCGAGTTTAAAACCATGGGAGCTAAAAGGTACTGTGGACGGTGCAAGGCAGATAATGAGCTGCATATTACTGTTGCAGGTGTGCCGAAAAAGGGTGCTGCAGAGCTACATAATAAGCTTAGAAACTTCCGGAAGGGTAAAGTATTTCATGGAACCGTGACAGGGAAGCTCACACACCAGTATATCTATGAAAGTGTGATTTATATTGATGAACATGGGAATGAGACAGGTGACAGTATAGATCTGACGCCCTGTGATTATAAATTAGATGATACTGAGCGTATGTTACTAGATGGTGTTGACACTGAAGAATACAGCTATCAGATTTATGAGGAATGATTTATGCAAAAGTTTGTTTATAAAAGTGACAATGGTTATACTGGCGTATTGCGTCCTGGTCGCAGTTTTAGTATCTATGATCCGAATGGAAGGGAAGTGCTGCATACTTCATCACCTGCTTTTAGAACCTGTGATGAACTGGTTAAACAGGTGGATGACTTTCCACATTGGCTTGATGTAATGTTTAATAGATGAGGAATAACGTGTATGAAGATCAAAATTGAATATAAGAAGGAAAATAGTTTATTTACTAGAGTAATACATATTAGAGTTGATGAAGATGCAACAGTAGAAGATATCCGGAGTGATGTACATGACGCTATACTTGATGATCTTGGCGTGTCTATGTACAAATGGGAAAAAGTATAATGAGATACGTAAAAATTGCAGAGGATGTAACAAAGTATCCCAGCGCGTGGTGTTATCTCCTTGTAGGTGGAAGATCAACCGGAAAAACATACAACGCATTGCTAGACTGTCTTGAGAAAAAGCGCGTATTTTTCTTTGTTAAACGTACTATAAAAGACGTCGAAAACTTGTGTAAACGAGAAAAATTAAACCCTTTTCGTGCGATCAACCGCGATACGGGCCGTGATATTAAACTTATCCCTGAAGCTGACGGCTTCGGATACTTCCAGGATGAAAATGAGGATGTAATAGGTTATGTCGGTGCATTAACAGGTATTGGAAAATTTACCGGGTTTGACCTTTATGACGTTGACTGGATCATATTTGATGAATATATACCGCGTAAATGGGATAGGTTTATGTATGCAGAAGGTCAGATGTTACTGGATCTCTATATGACAATATCACGTGACCGTGAATTAAAAGGGCGTGCACCGTTAAAACTTATATGTCTTGCTAATAGTACTACCTTATCAAATCCGGTCAATGATACACTGCAGATAACTGACATAATGGCGGACATGATCGCAGAAGGCCGTGAGATCCAGTATATAAAGGATCGAGAAATAGTAATACATGTCCTGCAGAAGTCAGAAGTCTCTGAGGAACTAAAGAAAACAGCATTTTATAAAGGCGTTTCTAACACTGTATTTGGGTCTATGGCTTTTGATAATACTTTTGCATCAGATGATTTTAGTCTGATCGGTAAGCAGTCGCTTAAGGGATTCAGATGTAAATGTGCATTTACCTATAACAACATGACATTTTATGTTTACAGATCCGGGACACGGTATTACATTAGCAGGTCGCCGGGCATGTATAAACGTTCCTATGATCTTGATTCTGCGATAGATCAGGTCATATTTTATAATGACATCGGGGTCGATATCAGATATGCAGCGCTGGAACGAAAAGCAATGTTTGAAAGCTACAGTGTTTATGATCTTATCATAAATTATAAAAAACACTTTAAGATCACCTGACACTATGGTATACTTAGGTTGAAAGTGAGGTGATAAAGTGTTCAAAAGAAGTGAATTAAGAAATATGCCCCGTAATGAATTAACTGATCTTTTAACAAATACTCTTTATGCTTTGATGTTAAATATCGGTGAGGAAAAAGGGTACATTTTACCTGATGGTTTTACGCTGAAAACCGAAACTGACAACTTAGAAATTACATTTGATGTCGATATTGATACTAAGATTAAGAAATCCAGCGTTAAAGCAGTTAAAGATTTTATTAATAATTGCAGTTGTCATATCTATAAGCCAGGTGAACTAAATGAATAAAAACAGTCTATATGTACAGCGTTATGAGGCCCGGCACATCACGCGCATAGTCATCAAGTTTAACCGGGTGACGGATGCTGATGTTATCGAGCGGATAAGATCCGAACCCAGTATGATCGACTATATCAGGCGACTGGTACGCAGGGATATAACAGAAGATCATGTTAACTGATGAACTGATATCATATTATGAGGAGATAACAATCATGAGAAAAAGTAAGCAGAGTAAGGAAAGCGGTGCAGGATCCACACCGAAAAATGTTATTAAGGTGACACGCGCCAGGGAATTCGAGAACGGCGGCCTTGTGTTTGATATGGTCGTTAACGGTGTTACTATCTATGGATGTCAGTGGGTTGAAGGTGAGAAAAACGGCCGTGAATATGCTTTTGTGAGCTTCCCCAGTAGACAGTCAAAGAAGGATCAAAAGTATTATAACATTGCATATGTTAAACTCTCTGATGATGATACTGCTGAGATCGAAAAGCAGATTGATGCACTGTTATAATTGACATTCACTAAATGTCATTTATATAATATGAACAGGCGATATATCACATATAGAAGCGCCCCAAATTAAATATTTGCTGCATCTCAAGGCATCCCGGAGCGATCCGGGATGTTTTGTTTTTTAAAATACATTGTATATACTAATAAAAAAGCCTACTATTAAAGGGGGTACAATATTTGAGGTCACTAAGTGTCTTTTTAATAATATCTTTTATATTAATTACATTGTATGTATTATCACAAATCCTGTTATTAATATTTATTGGGACATCATCCAGCGATGTATTAACGGGGTGTATTTTTGCATTTTTCGGTACAGAAATAGCGTCAACCGCTTTCATTAAAATATATAAATTAAAGGGTGATAATGATGAGAACAAGTAAAAATGGAATAGAACTTATTAAACGCTTCGAAGGGTGCAGATTAAAAGCGTATAAAGCAGTAGTATCGGAAAAATATTACACGATAGGTTATGGACATTATGGGTATGATGTAACGCAAAATATGAGTATAACAATTGATCAGGCTGAGTCATTACTTACACAGGATCTTGCGAAGTATGAAAGTGTAGTTAATACACATATGGTTTTGCATTATCCTGATATGAATCAGAACCAATTTGACGCGCTGGTATCATTTACATACAATTGTGGCATCTCTAATTTATACAAGCTCACTGCGTCAGGTATCAGGAATTACAAGGTTATTGCTGATAAAATGCTGCTATATAACAAAGCTGGTGGAAAAGTCCTTAAGGGACTTATTAACAGGCGGAAAGCTGAACGGGACTTGTTTCTGAGGAAGGTATAAGATATGACTTTATATTTAATGTTCGTTTCAAAACGTCAAAATAGCACACTGCAGCCGTCCGGTGGAACTGAGTACGATGTGTTTCTGAAGCAGGACACAAGCATAATCAATCCTACATTTATAATTGATAGCAATAACTTAAACCTTAATGTCAATTACTGCAGATGTACTGATACCGGACGGTATTATTTTATCCGGGACATTAACTGCAGGAATGATCACATATATGAGCTTGTATGTGAGATCGATGTACTTGCCTCATTTAAGGCTCAGATAATAGCAAAGACTGCTAATATTATGTATGCAGCAGACAGTGTGGCCAATATCGTAGACAGACGTATACCAGTGCAGGCAGGCCTGACAGTATCAGAATCTGATACAGCAATGCCGCAGTCCCTGACACCAGTAAAGATAGGTGTGATTGTTTTAGGCATAATGGGATCCGGATCCGTTGGAAACTATGTGCTTGCTGACTCCGGAAAACTGTTTGACCTGATGGACGGTGTAGACGACTGGTGGAATAACTTAAGCATCGCATCTGTAGAGGATGCTATTAAACAGCTTGTATTTTCAGGTGGCGCACCGCAGTGCCTGCATAGTGCTATTGCATTGCCTGTTACAGGTGATACGTCCATTTTAGGATCTAATGAGCCTTTATATTTGGGTGGATATCCCTGCAAAACGTCAGGCGGCGCAGCGATCGAAGGTTTAAAGGTAACTACGCGCATATCAACATCAAGCGCAACTGTACCGATACCCTGGGTGCATACCGGATGGAGAAGGCACGCACCATACAGCAGTCTGTATCTATATGTACCCTTTTTTGGTAATTTCAGTCTTCCTACTAATGATCTTATTAATGATGCATCACTTATTATTAATTTCTCGCTTAACTATACATCCGGTGATCTGTCTATGACTGTGGCTGGAAACATATCCGGAAAAAAGGTCATTGTCACATCAACTAACATTGCAATGCAGCTGCTTTTTGGTTCATCCGGTGTATCGATGTCCGGTACTCTTAAAGCAGGTATCACGGGCGCTATCGGTGTAGGTGCTGCAGCTGCTGCAACCCTTGCGACTGGTGGTGGTGCCGCGCCTATAATCGCAGCAGGTGGAACGATGTATGCAGGTGTTGCCGCATCTACATTTGACGCTGTAAACAGTGCCGTGTCTGAAGGCGGCGGCGGTGGCGGAGCTATGAGTGGCCTGACTACTGTAATACAATGCACATGTCTTACACGCCAGTTAACAGATGAACCTGCAAACCTGGCGCCGCGTATGGGAATCCCATTTTTTAAAGCGGATCTTATCGGAAATCATTCCGGATATATTCAGACAGATGGTTTTGATATGGACGGTTCAGGAACCAGTCAGGAACGGACGCTTATTAATAATCTGATGAACAGCGGTGTGTTTATCGAATAACTGTTTGACAAAAATGTGTACAATTATATAATTGTATTAGGGATACACATATGCGAGGGATCAACAGTGTAATGCTGCTCGCTTGCCTGATCAGCTGTAAGTGTATCCCTTATTGTACATAAGGGGGTACACATATGAAATTTGCTGATATAATTGCACTGGCAAAATCAGGCTATACAATGGCCGATATCATGGAATTAAAAGCTATGTCTGATGATATGAAAGACGATAAACCGGATGATAAGCCGGACGATAAGCCGGACGATAAACCGGATGATAAGCCGGACGATAAGCCGGACGATAAGCCTGATGATAAGCCGGATGATAAGCCTGATGATCCTGAAGACATACAATCTAAACTGAATGCAGCACTTAAGGAGATCGACAAGCTTAAATCTGATCTTGATAAAGCGCAGAAGTTTAATAGTAAAAAAGATATTGAGGATCCTGACACAAAAACTCCGGATCAGGTCGTTATGGACGCATTCAAAAATCTATTATAGAAGGGGGTAATTAAAATATGGCTAGGTCACTAACACCGACTGACATAAGCGCATTTTTGAATCTGATGGCAAAAGAGATCACCGGACAGAATGTCACTATCCAGTCACTTGATGCATCATCGTTTGTATCTGCAGGTGAAAAGATCATGAGTTACGGTGTTGAAAACGTATATAATGCGTATTCTATCGTTATGGGCCGTACTTTTGCTGCAGTTCGTCCGTATAAAGCACCACTTAACATCCTGAACAGCATTAACACTGATATGTTTACAAACAGATTAAGAAAGATATCTTTCTATTCGCGTGATGCTCAGGAATCAGGTGACTTTAATACTGACAAAAACACTAACTTCAACACCGGATACACGAACGGTCAGAATAGTGGCGCATCAACGCCCAGCATGTGGGAGCAGAATCTGCCTGTACCGCTCGAAATGAATTTTGCAGGCCAGGATACCTGGGAAGATGGTACAACAATACCTGAATATCAGTTAAAATCTGCATTTCGTGATATGAACGAATTCAGGGCAGTGACTGAAGGCGTCATGACTGAGCGTGGTAACGATATCGAGAGTCAGAAGGAAGGTTTTAACCGTATGACTCTGCTTAATCATATTGCTGGATCTATTGATCTGTCAGCAAGCCGCCCTGGATCTGTTATCAATCTGACTGCAGATTATAACGACGAGATGGGTACAAGTTATACAACGGCTCAACTCTTAACAATGGATGACTTCTTTAGATATTTCGTATATCGGTTTAAGCTTGCATCCGACTATCTGAAGATCAGATCTGCGCTGTATCACTGGTCACCTGCAAAGACGATTGACGGTGTATCTTATACACTTCTTCGTCATACACCGCGTGACAGACAGCGTGCTATTCTTTACGATCCTATGTTCATTCGTGCAAAGACTATGGTATATCCTGAACTCTTTAATCCTCAGTTCCTGGATATTAACAACTTTGAGCCAATAACATACTGGCAGAATCTCAATGATCCGTCAGCGATCGACTTTACACCTGCGATCCCGGATGTATCAGGTAATACACAGATAAAGGGTGACAGGGTACAGGTAGGCCATGTTGTCGGTATTCTTTATGACGTCGATGCAATAATGACAAATTACCAGTTAGAGGAAGCTGCAGCAAGTCCGCTTGAAGCCCGGAAGCATTACAGGAATCTTTGGTGGACGTTCAGTAAAAACGCAATCAATGATTTTACTGAGAAGTCAATTGTATTCATAATGCAGGATGAATGATGAAGGGGGTGCATTTAAATGTACACTCCGATAAATTACGATAAGATCAACATCGGGGCAGGGTTTTACAATCCTTCCCCGGTGAAGGCTTATAATAACGACGTCTTTGAATTTTGGTTCAGAGCCTTGTTCCAGCGCGCTACCAGCACATTGATATTAACAGTGCCCTGGGATGGAGCTGTAAGGGATTTTCTGTATTATTGCTCATTTCGTTTTGGTTTTGTCCCGGTGTTTGAGCGTCCTGAATTTGGTTTTACATTTCAGCCGGGGACACTGGAAGGATATGACTGGTACTATCAGTTTACGCATGCTCTTATAACTAATCCGGTTTTAACGGCGTCACTGCGGCTTGAGATTGGAAAAGACTGCGAAATACTTAAACTCACTCCGGATTATTGCGGCGTATTTGATGTTATCGGATACTATGCAGAAAAACTTGCATCCCAGGATAATGCGATCAACATGAGCATTATCAATAGCAAACTTGCGTATCTTATCGCTGCAAAAAATAAAGCCGCAGCTGAAGCACTTAAGAAGATCTTTGATAACATTAATAAAGGTATCCCGGCCGCATTTTTTGATAAGAAGATCCTAACTGATGACGATGATAATATTGATCCGTTTACGTTCATCGACCGACATGTAAAAGAATCGTATATCCTGACAGATCAGCTCAGGGATTTTCAGACGATACTAAACGATTTTGACTGTGAGATCGGCATACCTACGATCCCATATCAGAAAAAAGAGCGCATGGTAACAAGCGAAGCAGAGAGCCGGGTTATTGATGCACAGAGCAGATCTGTAGTATGGTACGAGTGCATGAAAGAGTCTATGCAGGTCATCAATGATCATTTTGGTACTGATCTAAAAGTTGAAATGCGTTATGGCGATCCCAGGATGAAGGCAGGTGAAGCAGAATGAGCGCAATAAAAGTTACAATTCGCGGATTCTATGACTTCATGGGATATATGGAAGATGACCTTTTTAAAAATATGGCCATTCCGGAAAGCCCTTTGCTTGACCGTAATACTTTGATCCTTAATATCCTGCAGAAGTCTGATGATATGGAGTCTTTATACAGTGATCCATATTACATTCAGGAGTCATTGACATACTGGTCAAATAAGTGGGAACGTACATTTCAAAAGTGGATCGATGCATTAAATAAACAGTACGAACCGCTTTATAATGTTGATATGTATCAGGATACGGTTGATAAGACCACTACGGACCGTGATGAGACTATAAACGACACACTGAACAGTGCAAGGGATATAACAGATCATGAAACATCTGATACTGATGAAGATGTGTCTTATTCCGAAACTAATACAATATCGGCCTTCAATGCTGAGACGCTCCGGAACGACACAGCGAAAACGTCAACAACTAATACTAATGTTGACTACGAAAGAAATAACAAAACCGACGATGATCTGTCCAGCACACAGAATAATGTTCAGGCGGAGGATACTGTTGTTGATTATATCCATGACGATCACTGGTATGGCCGGGATCATGTCGCCGCTCAGGATCTGCTTGAAAAAGAATTAAAGGTTGCTGCCTGGAATATATATGACCACATAACAGATATATTCCTGCAAGAGTATTGTATTTTAGTCTACTAGGAAGGGGGTGTATTTAGTGGGTTTTTTCAGAAATAAGTATCCATATACTGACTTCCATGAATTTAATGCTGACTGGGTTCTCAATAAGATCACAGAGTTTGACGCCTATATCAAGTCAATAAAAGAGATCATTGACCAGCTGGCATCATATTATGAGATTGTTGACGGTCTGCAGGACGATATGAGAGCACTACAGGCAGAAGTTGGGACGTACTCAGACAGGATAGCAGAACTTGAATCCGGGATCAGAGATGTCAGGATCACTATAGCGAACCTTGAAAACGAACTTATCCGGATGATAACTGATGAAGTCAATACACGGAAGGCTGCAGACCAGTATCTGCAGAATCAGATTGATGTTATCAGGAATGCTGTAGCTGAATTCGCAGCTCTTAAAAAATATGTTGATGCTGTGGTTAAATCATTACGCCAGTATATTGATATTGCGATCAGTGACAGCGAATACAGGATCCTTTTATATGTTAACGAAAAGGTCTTGATGCTGCAGACTCAGATTGATGATATCTATGAAAAACTAAAGCATGTCGCTGTAAACGTTTATAACTGGCAGGCCTATGGTTATGCATATGACGGCCGGATTGACTTTGATCTTAATAACAAACTGCTATATCTTCACCTTGGCAACAATCTTTCAGCCGTGGAATATTGCAAGCTGGGACTTACAGCAGACCAGTATAAGGCGTTTAACCTGACGTCATGGCGATATCTGATGTACGGCGCTAAAGAGCTTCATGCAGACTTTGTATTTATGCCTGTATCGGGTGTCCGTCAGAATGTGTCTGTGGCTCTTACAGACGTTTTAACTTATCTATGCAACACTTTATCGAGTGATGCATATACGGGACTTGAATTGACAGCTGACGAGTATACAGCACTCGATATTACGGCCGCTCAGTACTTAAGACTCGATAGCAATCTTGATGTACAACATGTAGTAACTTATTCAGATACAGGATCAGGTATTACTGCTGATCAGTACGCACATCTAAATATCATATAAGGGGGTCATATTATGGCATATGTAAACGGTACTACTCATTACAATTTACCGCAGACAGTCGGTACTGATAAACGCGACTGGGCAGATACTAACCAGGCTTTTGCTGACGTTGATGCAGCGTTGTACGGTGCAGTTGATGACGTCGCACAGGCTCAGACAGAGATAGACGCCCTGACAGGACGCATGAACACAGCAGAAGAAAATATATCAGATAACACTGCAGATATTACAGGCCTTGATACCAGGCTGACAACTGCGGAAGGTGCTATTACATCGCAGCAGTCACAGATCACAGATCTTCGCCAGGATACAGAAGATATGATCTGTGCTTTCAATGAGCCGTCAGCAACCAGTACACACGCTTATGCTATCGGCGATTATTTCATTTATAACGATGTGCTGTACAAGGCTACGCAGGCGATCGCTATTGGTGATACGATTGTGCCGGATACTAACTGTTCAACAACTAATGTGACAACAGAATTGCTTACAACAGTAGATTTATCTGATGAAGTAACACAGTTACAGACTGACGTTGGAAGCCTTCAGACAGATGTTGGAGATCTTCAGACAGCTCTAAACAATTATTATATACTGGATAGTTATGATGTAACAGGCGGTGTTACAACAGTATATGCTGCTGTTATGGGGCTAATGATCCAATTATCAGAAGCCACCGCTGATATTAAAGCACTTGCAAATGTATCAATTTTTGTATCAGATAAGACAATATTTAGATTAACATTTCTTGAGAATCAGACACTTGCAGCTTATCGAGTAGGAGTTAGTAGTAATGGAGAAGCCTATATTGAAACCCTCACCCGTGATTACAACCGATATGACCGAACTACAATGACTGCTAATGGTACTACTGTTAATAGTCAGAGTTCTGTTATAGTTCCGGCAGGTATAACCAAAGTTTATGCTATTAGATAATGCTATAGATTTATATTGTTAATTAAACCCATGCACATTAAATTGTGCATGGGTGTTTATCCTGGATAATATGATATAATTATGATTGTAGGCATAGAAGGTACTCGGGCTACTGAAATAATGCCAGCGTGGCAAGGCCGGATCCGACGCGATTCCTTGCCACATATGCTGATTAAATTGTACGAAAAGTAATACACAAGCAGAGGTACAAAAATATGAATATAGGTGCAGAAAATTGTACACAGTACACAGTATGTACAAAAATATGCAATCAAACAAGTGTTCGTATTGACCTCAGAACATTAGTTCGAATTCGAACAAGCGTTCTCGAACAGTAGTTCTGGGGAAAATCGAACACTAGTTCTAGTGCTGACAATAAA